ACGCAACCCCAAGGGTGTTAACCCTTGGTTTTGTCCAGAAGTGTGATAGCTTGGTTCAGTGGTTCGTTAGAATCAGACCGATCTTATCGGTCCCGCCTTGACCAGGATCATGAACTGGCGTCCCCGAAAGGGAACTGCGCAGTCTGATCTTAACCTAGGAGGGTGCTATATGGATACCCTTCCCTACTTATACCGCCCAGAAATGGGCCAGTTATAAGAGGTACTTCATTAAAACTTAAAAATATTAAACATAAAACCATGAAACAAACTATTAAAAATAATTCGTTTATGGCTATGCTTAAGACTTTAGGTTCTTTCGGAGTAACTAAAGAGAAGATGTTCACTGTTTCACGTTTGTGAAAAGTGGTGAAGCTCCATGTGAAAGCAATTGTATTGCTTTCATATGGGACTCCATCATCTGTCCCGTCAAGAGCGAAAATTCTACATAACCTGATCCTCCTTGTAAGTAAAATGGACCGCAATCATGGGTCTCTAATCACTGTAAAGTGACTAAAGGCCAATCATGTTGCTCTCCAAAAATACTTAGGGGGGGATTCTCTCGAATCCCTAAGGGGATTAGAACCAGGTCTTCCGCTTCCTCGTTTATATTCGGGTCTTCCTTCTTGTATTAACAAGAGGGATAGACGCCGGATACAGCAAGGATGCACCAAGACTATTCAGTTTTGACTGAGTAGTCTTAGTCTGTATAGGGTTGTGAAATCGGAATTCGTTCCGAAATTACAATCCATTACAGGGGAGTACACTGGAGATAAAACCTTTTCATGGGAGTTATTGGATCATATTGATGATTCTCCTCGAGGAAACTACTTCTCCCGTTTAGGGGAGTATAGTTCCTGGAAGAAATCAATCAATTTGAGACCCAATAACGTGACCTTTATCCAAAGTTCCTCGCCATCCAATCGAGTCTCATGGCACGGTCTTTTATTAGACTGTATCATGTTGGCTAAATCGGATGTGTTTAAATATTTCCAGAACTACATTCGGCTTGTGAAAGCTGATGGGTTCTGACGGATATTCAAACAAGCCCTTTCTTTGGCCGACCAGCTTGGGGTGAACAACTTACGATGTAAAAAGTCGATAGTTGATCCCTTGGGTCAGTTGGCTTTCAAAGAAGAGGCGGCAGGGAAACTTAGAGTGTTTGCGTTAGTCGACATATGGACGCAATCCTTGTTGAAACCCCTACATAAGTCATTATTCGCTTTATTGCGAGTAATTCCGAATGATGGGACTTTCAATCAGGATGCATCTGTACGTCGATCTTCGGAGAAGGCAAAGGTCAGTGGTTGTGCTTATTCTTTTGATTTAAGCTCTGCCACCGACCGTCTTCCTATCATCTACCAATCAGCATTGCTTGATCGAATCCTTCCTGTAAAGGTCGGAAACGATTGAGCGGGGCTGCTGGTGATGAGGGAGTACTTTCTTCCGAAGAATTCAAACATGTATAATATCACAGAGGAATCTGTGAAGTATACTGTAGGTCAACCCATGGGGGCTTTATCGTCATGAGCAATGTTAGCTTTGACTCATCACTACCTCCTTCAGTATTGTTCATCAAAAGTGAACAAGACTTTGGGATGGTACGAGAATTATGAAATTCTTGGTGATGACTTAGTTATCTTCGATCATGAAGTAGCAGCTCAATATCTAGAGTTGATGAAGAAGATTGGATTAGAGATTAATCTCTCTAAGTCCATATCTTCTCCGTCTCGTCCAGTGTTTGAGTTTGCGAAAAGGACGATAGTGCACGGCTCAAATGTTTCTGGTTTATCAATTAAACAATTGATATCGGCGACATCGATTGGATCTCGAGTGGCAAATATTTTGTATTTTGCCAATCTAGGTCTGATCCGAACCAACACCATTTTATCAACACTTCTTGGACGGTATTACAAAACTGACAATAAGTCAGTGATGTTACCTTCATTAGCCCTATTAGGAAATCTTTTCAAAAATGATCGGATTTCGCTGAAGGCGTTAATGACTGCAATGATTGACCCTAAGGACGATTGCTTTGATTTTAATGAATCAGAGTTCTCGCTACCCTTAAAGACAATCATTACGGCCCAGAAGGAATTGTTAAACAATCGCATCGAGAAACTAGATCTTTTCGAACTATCCGACGTGGAAACACGGTTGGAAGTTTGGGATGAACTAGAGTCTGATGTGATTGCGTCCGTTCTCCTAAAAGCATTGCAACGAGCAAAAGAATTGGAAAACTCTTACGAAGAGTTAACCGAGTCTGGTGCTTACGCGCGCTGCTTGGTCGGAGAATCGGAATTCTCGACCCTTTCAAAAATTCAGAAGGCTCAGCTTGACGGCTGAGTAACAGAGTGTATCATTAATTATGATAACTTTGATACTTATGAATTAGTTGAGAAGGTCGAGAAGATTGCTTATGACCATGCTAAATACCCTAACTGCTCCTTGGACTCAGCCTTACAATTACTTGATGAGGTTGAATCCTGATGGATGCGGTTCGATATCGTTCGACAGAAGAAGATTTCAACTGTCGATACGCTATCGCCGGTATTTACCTGACTTTCTAGTTCACAAGGAACTTCGAGAACAGGTTATTTAGTAGAACGTAAGTTCGCGACGTGGGATTAAACCCGCGAAGCACGACGGAATGCTCGTAAGAGACTCCGAC